CAAGGAGCACGCTTCTTAGCTGACTCACCATTGATGAACCCCGGCTCAGAACCACCAGCATCTACCATCTTGTCGAAGATGTAACGCAGTTCCCAGTTAGTAGGCTTCTTGTGGAACACGATAGAGTTGTTGGACTGTTGACGGTGTGCATTGTCGTACAGCCAGAAGTCTTTCTTAGCAGAGATGAACTCATCAATCTCTGGGTCAGACACAGGCACCAGTGCAATCTCTGCAGAACGACGAGAGGACAGTGTAGTACCCAAGTGGTTCAGCACATCAAGAATATCCATACGTGTCAGTAGCTTACCTGCACGTTGGTTCATCAAGTCACAGATACGCTTGAAAGCTACAGTGATTGTCTCATCACCAGAGCTAATCCAGCCATACCCCTTGAGGCGTTCACCAGCAGCACGCACCTCACGGAAGTCCAACTCAATAGAGTCTACCGCAACCTTCATAGCAAACAGTTTACCTGCTGCCTTAGCCCATGCTTCTGCACTGTCACCAATCTTGAGGTGGAATGTCTTGAAGCCCTGATCGTCTGTGCTAATCCACGACTGATTGTCTGGACACCCTTTAGGATCACCCAAGACTTTCTCAGAACGTACAATCTTAACGTCCACAGGCTGAGCAAAGCCATTGAGTGTACCAACTACAGGCTCGAAGCCTACACCACACCCTTGTAGCAGCAACCACATAGCATCTACAATGTCATGCACTGTCTCAATGCGACCAAAGCTACAGTTGAACTGAGATGCTTCACGTGTCTTAGCTACGTTAGTACCACCCAACCAGAGGGTACGACCTGATGTTGTAGCCTTACGAGCAAGCATCAAGTCTTGCAGTTCTACAAGTTCTTCACGCTCTTCTGCATTGAGTTTGCCACCCTTGGCACGTTCCCAGAGCCACTGCTGGTGTTCAATAACACGAGCAACAGTCTCACCCCAGACCTCAAAGGTGCCATCATCTTTAGGGCGGTTATATGTACGACGAGTTACCACGTTGGCACGAGTGGAGAACTCTTGGTAGTTTGCTGTCATTGTTTAGCTTCCTTTAAGTCATATAGTCGGTTCATCATTGGCTCAGGTACACACAGGCTCTTTAACTTAGCCTCTGCTCTCTCAAAGTCAATGCGTCCTTCATCATACTGGTTTATTATGCTATCGGCTGTAAGCACCCAAGCAGGGATTATGTTAGTGTAGCTCATACCAGATCACTCAGATCAACTTTGGGGTAGTCCTTGTTCTTGAGAATCTTTCCATCCTCACGACGCTGTACTGTACCATCAGGTTGAACACAACGTCCTACATTGTTAGCATGTACACGTTGTAGGGCTTCATCTAAGTCCCACCCCTTAGCATTAGCGTAGCCGTAGATCACGTACAGCATGTCAGCTAGCTCTTTGAGTTGAGGCTCTACAGTAAAGTGCTCCATCTCGTAGGCCCACTCTAGGTACTCCTCCATGATAAGCCCAGCATACAAGTCTGCGTCTGGTGCCTGTCCCATGATACGGCTAAACTCTTTAACCATAGCCATAGCAGGTTTAGGTGCTGGTGGTGCAGTGTAGTAGTCTACACCCAAGTCTTCCATGTCCTGTAGGGTAATCATGTGTCTCTCTCCTTCTCAAGTTGTTTCTCTAGGTTAGCTAAGGCTCTCCATGCAGTAGCTACCCAGTCCTCCTCTACAATGTGACGCATCAGGGCGTCAAGCTCATCTGTAGACTTCTCTCTGTCCCAGTGTAGAGTGTCAGGCGTCTGGCCATGCTGCATACCGCCAATCAGGGAGTGGTGTGCAATAGCAGCAATAGCATTAGGGAAGTACTTGACGAAGCCTGTGTAGATAGGGATAGCCTTACGTGCTTCTGCATTGTCGGGCAGTACACCGTTAGTCATGGTCTAGCTCCCGTACTGCAATGCTATACACCTCTGCATCATCAATGTCATAGAAGGTATCCTTGATCAGGTCCTCAATGTCCTCCTCATGACAGTGTGCAGAGGCTGACAGGATGTTACCCTCTTCCTGTACAACCATGCGCATGTTGACGCTAAAGGTCTTCTTTGTGCTCATTTATCTCGTCTCTCTGTTTTGAGTTTGATCCTCTTTGTAGTAGCAGGTTTGCCATCCTCCCGCAACCACTCTAGCGGGATAACACGGTGGGACCATAGGAAGCCGTTCTTTTCACACCACTCGAAGTACCGTGTCTTGGAACCTTTGTTGAGGGGTGCCTTTGCATTGCTAAACACAAAGCGAATGTCTAGCTCTGGGTGCTGCTTCTTAATCTCCAAGTGCTTCCTGCGATCCTCTGGTAGGAACCGCCCCTTAGCCTCAATGAAGATGCCATTGTCGAGTTCATAGTCAGGCGTGTAGGTGCGATACTTTAAGTCTTCCCACTCAATCTTGAGCTTCTCGTATCGCACCTCTTCCTGTTTGTCTTTCAGGAACTCTGTTATGCCATCCTCTAGGCCACTACGATGGTCACCCTTGTAGTAGCGTCTCATGCTAGAGATACTCCTCTGCGATGAACGTATAGTCTACCTCAGGAGGGTTCTTTGCAGTGCTAGGGATGCTAGGACGTGTCACAAGATTGGGATGACACTTCTGTTTGTAGCTACAGAACTTACAACCACTAGGAAGTACAACATTACCCGTAGGCTTGCGTCGGAAGGTTTCCTCAACAGGCTCAAAGCTGCGCTCAAAGGGTTCGTCGTTCTCAATGTAGTTCACAGTGTCCTGAATATCCTGCAGTACAGCCTCTCGGTCTACCTCAGATGCATCAACATACTTGAACTCACCGCTTGCCTTGTTGACTACCCACCAGCCACCGACACCAACGCCAGCCGCCTCTGCATAACCTACAAGCTGTGGTACATACCCAAAACTATCCCCCTGAGCTACACCATCAAGAGAGGTAAACTTGTTCTGGTAGGACCATGGTGATGCAGACTTAACGTCATCTACACGGCCATCCATGAGCATGTCATACTCGCCCTTGATAACCTGACCGTCAGGCAACTTAAGCTCTACACGATCATTGTCTGTGTACTCAATGCCAGCCTCTGTCATGATACCCTTGAACACTGCCTCAACAATGTCACCCAAGATCATGTTCATCAGGAAGTGTGGTGGGAATGGTGTCTTCTCTTCTGGGTGGTTCTTCTCCATCCATAGCTGACACTTAGGTCGGCCAATGTTAGACATACGCATACGAAATGCATCACGTGGGCCACTATCAAACTGCTTAAGCAAACCAGCCTTCACATCGGAGGCGACCTTATCAGCCACCTCCTCTGAGAAAGAAGACTCACCCTTAACAGCCTTCTGAAAGAAGCCATACACTTTCAGTTCGGCAGGGTGCATCAGATTAGCCCTCCACGTCTACGATAGAACCTACAAGTGCTGCATCCTCATTGGACAGGCTCTTGTCTTGGTTCTCGTAGTACTCATCCATGATCTTTGTGTTGATCACACTAACCAGATCATTGAAGCCATTCAGTGTCTCGTAGTCGATATCACCAAGCTCTACCAGAGTGGAACCTGCTGTTGCACTGAGATATGCAAAGAGATTACCGTTTGGCAGAGTGTCAGTCTCAGCAGAGAGGATCATGTTACCCATGATAGGCAGCATGTTCTTACGGCCAAGCGACTTGATAGCAGCATCCAAAGCCTTGATAGACTTGGTGTTCTTCACGTCATAGATGAACGGGATGTCCTTGTACTCTGCAGAGACAGCCTCACCAGAGTCGTTCACGGGGTTATCCAAGGTAACCAAGCCCATAACGACACGTGTACGTTTAACAGCACGCATCAAGTCCTTGGTGGCGTCTGGCAGGGCATTGAAGTCTTGCACATAACCAGAGGGACGACCCAAGTTAAACCCACCCATGTTGTCATGCAGGTCACTACGGAGATCAGTGGCTAGTACAGACTTGCCCATTTCTTTTGTGTCTGAGAACCAGCGGGTCCACTGCTCACGGTGCAGGAACATACGAATGGTAACAGTATCACTGTATACGGTTTCATCCTCAGAGACACGCAGCGCAAAGGTACCAACAGGCAGGGCTTCCATGTTCATCTTCTTGCCGTTCACTTCAACCATGGCCCTGATAGGGGTCTGGATTTGTGTCAGGCGGCTAGTGCGTGGACCACTGTTGCCAGTGTCTGTCTTAATGCCCATCATTTCTGCTAGTGCATTGCTCATCTGTTTATCCTTTATGATAAGCGTTTCAGGAACGTGTAGTTATAGCGTCAGGTACGCATTGTGTCAAGTAATTGCTCAGCTAATTGCTAAACAATGTCAGTCTGCTGCAGCCAACTTGGCCCAAGACCTGCCTCTAGCAGTAGTGGTACGTTCATCTTCACATTGTATGTCTCCTCTACAATCGCATTCAGTTCTGTATTCATGTCACGAATTACCTGTACAACCTGTTCTGTCTCGTCTGGGTGTACATCAATGACAAAAGAGTCGTGTACAGAGTTGACCAAGCAGGAGTGTAATCCCTCTAGGCGCTGTTCTATTACTGTT